ATTTCACTACCTGTACCTGTCTTTTTATCTCTGGCTACAACGCAAGGAAGTTCAATAATTGGGACAAAACCAAATGGCAGTTCACCAAAAGTAGTTGGAGGAATTATTTCCGCAGGAGGAATTATTGTTAGTTCTGGTAAAGCTTTTACTTTTGGCTCGTTTACAAAAGGAGGATTTAATTCCATACAACAAAACCCCCTAGTAGTAAGCAAACTAGAGGGTTCTGAAGTGACCGATATTCAGTCAAACCGTCCAACCGCTTAGGTTTAGGAGTGTCTAACTGGTGTGAGAGAATCGCATCTACCGACTTGGCTCTATTCCCGCAGGAGGTCGAATCATCGGAGTAAAAATATATTAGCAGTCGTTCCATTGACCAGCAATGTCACTCGCAACATTTCCTACTTTATCTCTAGCAACTCCATAAAAAACACCAGCCAAAACAGGCCCGATTATTGGAACACTAGCTATAGCAGGACTTACAGAAACCGATCCAGCATCAGCAATCATCATTCCGTTGCTCCTACCCTGAGCTTGTTTTTCAATACATTCAATCTGTTTTGCTGTCAATTTTCCGTCTGAGCCTTGCGGATATGTAATGAACTGAGCAACAGATTCTTTATGTGTATGCCTAGTCTTAACACCACCATTAAAGGTAGGAGCTTCGCTAGTTTCATACTGAAGCATTGTTTTTGGATCGTGTTGACGGCTGGCAAAACTCCATTCCTCTCCACCATCAGCACCAGTTTCGCTTCTAATTTGAATTGAACTATATGGAGTGCTAGAAAGCTTAGCAATATCAGGGATGCCTGAGTCCTTACGAGCTAATAAATTTAAGCTCATAAAATTGGTGGCAATGAGTCCACCGCCTAACACTAAAGAAGTAAGGCCGTTAAACGATTTGAATTGAATCATTTAAAAGGAAGCACAGAGCCAGTTGATGATGGAACGCTTGGTACTTTTGGCATTGCTCCTTTAACAAGAGAAGGCAATTGTTTTTGCACTTCACTCATTATGGATTCTGTAATCTTGCCACGTTGTAAGTAAGCCAACGTACCAATAGATACAGCCAAACCAAGTAAGGCTGTATTGATGTAGGTAAGGATTTTAATCATCCAAGTTCATCTATATTTGCTTGAACCAATTCCGCAGCTTTGGTTTCTAGCTGTACTTGTGCTTCCTTCCAAGCAGCAGCT